ATGAACAATCGACCCGTCGATGATCCGCGCCTGCAGAAGGCGCTCGACGAAGTTAAGATGGTGTTCGCCCGGTATGGGTATGCCGGTTGCGCCATGGTGATCAGCCCAGATGAAGCCGCGTTCTTTTACGCCATGCATGCGCCCTGGAGCGCCATCAGGTTCGATCCGGACACGCCCTTGGGGTGGCGGTTCCGCGCCAAGGAGGCCGAAGACGGAAGAGCGGTCACCGAAGCCCGCGTTGAAGCCGGCGTGCATACGGTCTGTCAGCTATCGGATTTTGGGTTTCAAACGCAGGAATGGATGGAGCAGGTCAAGGCGATGCTGCGGCAGGCCGGCATCGACTTTGACCACACATCGTTTGGTGGTCGGCCATTGCCGTCGATCCAGCAGGCGGATTAAGTTTTGTAGTTTTTGCTTGACACGACAAAAGACACACAACACATTGGTCCCTAGTTAGGCCCGATTGTAGTCCTCGCAAGAGGACCACAAATAGCGGGGAGGGGACAACTGTGTCTGTTACTTTAGCAGCGAAGCTAAAACCTCAGACCATTAATACTTGCCCGCCGTTGCGTGACTACCAGGCCGCGGGCGCCACCTGGCTGACCACCTCGCTGCGGGACCACAAAGCTGTTCTCCTGTGTGACGACCCGGGACTGGGCAAGACCCGCCAGGCCCTGACCGCTGCCAGCCACCTGGTAGCACGGCGTGTCCTGATTGTTTGTCCTGCGGGCGCCCGCAGGGTTTGGCGGGACGAGATCGAGCGTTGGTTCCCCTTGTGGAGTTCCCGGGTGTTCCTGGTCGAACCGGGCACCCTCACCGGCAAGGTCCAGCAGATCCTCTCATATTCCGGTCCCCTGATCCTGGTGATCGGCTACGACGACTTGTCCCCGGCCGAGAGCAACGTCCCGAACCTGCTCGCCAGTCACGCCAATCCCTGGGACCTGCTGATCATCGACGAGGCCCACTACCTCAAGAACTTCTCCAACCGCACCAAGGCAGTCTACGGTGTCCGTAGTGACAACGAGGGCATCCAGGCCAATGCCCACCGGGTGATCCTGCTGTCCGGCACGCCGACGCCGAACCATGCGGGTGAACTCTGGCAGCACTGCCGGACGTTGTGGCCCTGGTCCCTGCTGTGGCCGCACGGGTCTCCTCGCGCCGGCCAGCGTATGAGCCAGCAGGACTTCGAGGAACGATACACTCGCTATCGGGACACGGTTTACGGCCGGCAGATCGCCGGCTCGAAACACCAAGACCACCTACGTGCCATCTTGGCACGGGTGGTCCTGCGCCGTCGCAAAGATGATGTTCTCCCCGAGCTGCCGCCGCTGCAGTGCCAGGACGTGGCGCTGGACCAGCCCCTCAAGGGCCAGGCGCTCAACCCGCAGGCCCAGGCACTCGCTAATCGTCTGACCTGGGGTCTCACGACAGCCCCCGACAATCAGCTGCTCAAGACTCTGCAGATCCCAGACGGCGAACTCGCCACCCTCAGACGCGAGCTGGGCGAACTCAAGGTGTCGCCCGCCATTCTCTGGGTCCACGAACGCCTGCAGTCGACCAACAAGATTTTGCTCTTTGCCTGGCATCTCTCGGTGATCGAGCATCTGCGCCGTGGCCTCGCCGACTTCGATCCGGTGGTGATCACCGGCGAGACCTCACCCTTGGGCCGCACCAATGCGGTGGAGCTGTTTCAGCGCCGTGCCGGTGTGCGGGTGTTCATCGGCCAGGTGAAGGCAGCCGGGACCGCCATCACCCTGACCGCCGCCAGCGAGGTGGCGATCGTCGAACCCTCGTGGGTGCCAGGCGACAACGTCCAGGCGATCTGCCGCGCCCACCGTCTGGGCCAGCACGACAGCGTGCTGGCGTCCTTCCTCTACCTGCCCGGCACGCTCGACCAGCGGATCATGACCGTGTTCCGGCGCAAGGCCCACGAGATCGCCGAACTACAAGGGGACCAGATCAATGCAAGTGCAGGTTAACGTCATATTCGATTTAGAGACCGAAGCCGATCGCGCCCACATCATGACCCGGATCGACGACATGCTGCGTATGTCCGGTATCAAGGCGAACATGGTCCCGCTGGCCGGCAACGGCACCGATGAGGCACCCATGCGGGTCGGGGGCGCGGCGCAGGCTCCAGATCCGGCGCCGGCGAAGACCCCTTCGCCCGGCCGTGTGGCGGCCGCGGCGAACGCCCGCGCCGCCAAACAGGCGAAGGTCAGTCTACCGGCAGCCGATCCCGTGGTGGATCTCAGCGCAACCAGTGACCTGGACACTGATGATAGCGACGACGCGCTGGGTTTGAATTCGCCCTCGATGTCGCCGGGCGAAGCCAAGGACCACGCCCTGGCGCTGGTCCGCGAAGCTTACAGCGCGGGGCATGTGGCGCAGGTCAAGGCGCTGCAGAAGGAACTCGGCGTCGCCAAGTTCTACGACGTCGACGTCACCAACGGGCACGCGTTCTACCAGCGCGTGATGAAGCTGGCCCATGAAGTGGGGATACGCCGGTGAGCCGCCGGCGGGTGATCCACACCACGCTGCGGGATGACCAGCTGCCCGAAGGGGACCAGCAGATCCTGACCATCGCCCATGCGATCGAGATCTCGGTCAAACCGGCGGACAAGGAAGTCTACATCAAGGCGGTGGTCGAATACATCGCGGAGCAGTTTGAATTCGCCCTGCGGGCCGCGCTGAAGCTCCCCGCCGACTTCATCGAGCGGCCATGATTATTCAGATCGCGGCGGCAGCGTCGTACCATCCTAGCCTGCCGGACATCCTGTATGGGCTGGCGGCGGACGGCACGGTCTGGCGGCTGGTGGTCAAGCTGGGCAATGAATGGCAGCAGCTGCCCTCGTTGCCGGAACCCGCCGAGACGACACCCACTCAGGTCCCGGTGCCATGAGCAGCTGGCGGAAGAAGCCGGTGGTAATCGATGCGGTTCGCGTCGAGCAAAGAATGCTGTGGCCGGATTGGTTTCACGATGCGGTCAGTCAGAATGTCTGCATTACGCACGGCATGGGGAAATTTGCGCAGGGTCGTGTCTTCGTCCAGATCCAAACGCTTGAGGGCACCATGCGGGCCGACGAGGGTGACTGGATAATCCGAGGCGTGAAAGGCGAACTTTACCCCTGTAAGCCAGACATCTTTGAGGCAACCTATGAACCAGCAGAGCGCGAGGAGGGTTCGTCGTGAAGACGCCGGCCCACTCGCTGCTGGGCGCTTCCGGCGCGCATCGCTGGCTGCACTGCCCCGGCAGCTTCCAGCTCAGCGTGACCGCGCCGCCGCGCCCGGCGTCGATCTACGCCGCGACCGGCACGTTGGCGCACGACTACATTGAGAACGCCCTTGGCGTTGCCGTCACGCTGGGACAACGTCCCGGGACCTGCAAGGTCGACGACACCGAGCTGGGCGTCACCGCCGACGTGGAAGGCCATACCATCACGGTGGACCAGGACCTGATCGACGGCGTTAACGTGATGCTCGACTACGTGCATCGCGCGGCGCACCAGAGCGACTGGGTCCGGTGCGAGTTTCAGGTCGAACTCAACGACTATTTCCTGCCCTCCCAGCCGCCGCCGGTCCTGCTGTTCGGCCGCGTTGATGTGGCGCTTTTAGACTTACAGACCGACACGCTGGAGATCATCGATTATAAGAACGGCTCCGGCGTGTTTGTCATGGTGCAGGACAATCCGCAGCTGCTGTATTACGCCGCGGGGGTCCTGCGGCAGCTTCCCAAACACCAGCTGCGCCGGCTCAAGCGGATCAAGCTCACCGTCGTGCAGCCCAACGCGCCGGGCAGCGAACCGGTCAGATCCTGGCAGATCACACCGGTGGATCTTCTGATGTGGATCGACGAGGTGCTGGTCCCCGGCGTCGAGGCGTGCGCCCAGGACAACCCGCCGCTGGTCCCCGGTCCCTGGTGCCGGTTCTGTCCGGCGATCCACGCGTGCCCCCGTCTGATGCAGGACGCCAACGAGATGGCCAAGCGTGATTTCGCCGATCATGTCCTGCCCGCTGACCCGGCCGATCTGGCCCGCAACCTGGATACCGCCGAGCGTGCCCAGATGTGGATCAACGCGTTGCAGGCGTTTGCGTTGGAACAGCTGCAGCGCCAGGTGCGTATCCCCGGCTGGGAACTGGTCCCGACGCGGCCCACGCGTAAATGGGTCAAGGACGACATCGTCATAATGAATGTGCTGCAGACTATGAACGTGCCCGATCATGTGATCCGGGAGACCCGACTACGTTCGCCGGCGCAGATGGAAAAGCTACTGACGCGCACTGCACAAGATCGCGGCCTTTGGCAGGACATCGCGGAAGGCTGGGTCGAGAGCAAGTCGTCCGGCGTCAAGCTGGCACGCACTAAAAACCCAGACGCAGCGGAGGATTTCAGCGATGGCCCTGACTGAAGCGGCGAAGGCTCGCCAGCGTCGTTACGCGCAGACCGATAAGGGACGTGTCACGAGACAGCGCGCGGTGGCTAAGGCAAAGGCTGAAGGGCGGTATGCCGACTACAACAGACGTTACTACGCAACAGATCACGGCAGACAGGTCGCTATCATAAACCAGAAACTGTATGAGCAACGGCATCCTGAACGCGCTAAGGAAGGCCCGCTATTTAGTTCGGCTTGCTCTCCGCACGGGCAGACTTGCGCGGCAGCCTTGCGAGCAATGTTCTGATGTTCCCGCAGAAGCGCATCATGCTGACTACAGTCAGCCATTGCAGGTCAAATGGCTCTGCACACCATGTCACAAGCTTCAGCACAGAGGAGGCCACATTGGGTCTTACTGAAGCCGACGCCCACCTCATGGCGCTCAAGCAGTGCATCACGTTGGGACGTCAGCGTATATCCGATTGCATACTCGACCTGGAGAATGTGCGTGATCTGCGGGATCTGCGCACGGTGCAGGACCAGATCACCGACGTCATCCTGTCGCTCAAATATACCATCGACTTTATCCTGGGAGACCCTTCACCATGAGTTCCATCCGCACGCCCATCGGCATCTTGAGCTTTCCCGTGCTGTTCTCGCCGCGCCCCCGCGCCCCGGGCGGCGATCCGGTGTATCAGGTGTCGCTGCTGTTCGATCAGACCGCGCAGCGTGATCCCGCCTACAACGATCTGCGCACAGCGGTGATGGAAGCGATCGATGAAGAGTGGGGACAAGGCAAGTCCCGGGACAAAGCCTTTATCCAGAGCATCCGTTTGCCGTTCCGCAAGTGCAGTGAGAAATCCTACGCCGGCTACGACATTCCGGGCGGAACATACATTAGTCCGTGGTCTAAATCACGTCCGGGTCTGGTGGATGCACGGCGGGTTGAGATCACTGTCCCGGAAGACATCTGGGCCGGTCAGATGGCCCGCGCCACGGTGGCACCTTTTACTTATAATCAAGCTGGTAACAAAGGTGTCTCGTTCGCCCTGAACAACCTGCAAATTTGTAGGACCGACACCAAGCGGATCGATGGTCGCAAGGCCGCGCCTGATGATTTTGATGAATATAGCGGCCCCGGCGCGATGGCGTCGGCAGGTGTCGACGATGACGATCCACCGTTCTGATTTCTGTCGCGCCGACGCATCGCTACGCATCACCCCGTCTCGCGGCGTATCGCTCCTCCCCGCAACGCATCGCACTGTTCCGCAGCGCCCCGCCTCTTCCCGCTACTCTTCGTGGCGCTCCGTAGTGCGGCGCTCCGCGACTCCCTGCAACGCAACGCGCTATCATCGTAACGCAACCGCAAACAGGAACCTGACCATGAAATCCTCCATCGCAACAGTCACACTCCGTGGCATCTCACCCCTGTCGCAGTCGCACCAGCATGACGAACCACGCCTGGAAAGCGAAAGCCCTGACGCCTATGACGCTCGCACCTGGCGGTCCAAACTCAACACCGCCGTGCGTGACGGCAAACTGACTGTCGTGTTACCGGCACATGGTTTTCAACAGGCCCTGGCGGCTGCCGCCAAATACTCCAAGCGTCAGATCCCAGGACAAGGTAAGGCGACCTGGACGGCCAAGTTTACTGCCGGGATTTTCCTGCTGGAAGACCCGAGCCTCAACATTGACCCCGCAACAGTGGTCTCGGTCACGATTTCTGCCAACGCAGATGGTGTGCGAGGCTCCGGCAAGCGGGTGACGCGTCGCTTTCCAATCATGCCGGAGTGGTCCACGACCTTTGACATTCACATACTGGACCCGATCATCACCGAGCCGGTGTTCCGCGAGATGCTGGAGTTGGCGGGTCTCTATATCGGCGTCGGTCGGTTCCGCCCCGAAAAAGGCGGTATCAACGGACGGTTCGCACTGGACAAGCTCGTGTGGCAGAACAATCGCGAACTGCTCGCTGCTTGACATCACGGCGCCGCGCCTCGCCACGCTCCGCCTTGCGTTGCATTGCGGTGCAACGCCCCGCTACTCAACACAACGCACTGTCCCGCACCGCCGCGCGATGCTGCGCTGCACCGCGCAACGCAACGCTATTCCAACGAAAGGACGTCACACCGTGTTCACGCTTCGTAAATCCTCGCCGGACATCCGCCGGCTGACCGATCGTCTCCTGGCCACGACGATCGGTGAGACTGCCACATATACCGCGCTGTCCGCGACCATCGGTGTGGACATCTTGCAGCGGCGGTATCTCATCATGCGCGCCATCAAACTCGCGAACCGCGAAGCAGGTGCCCTGTTTCAGTGTGTTTACCGCACTGGCTACAAGCGTCTGCCGGCCGAACAGGCTGCGTCCTTCGGTGGTCACGCCCGCAAGCGCATCCGCAGCACCGCCCGCCGCGCCAGCACAACCATGGGCCGTGCGTTGGAAACCGCCAACGCCATGCCCAATGATGCGCTGCTCGCTGCCACCCGTGAGCTGTCTGTGCTGGGCATGATCCAGCACCTCACCACCGAGCGAGTTGTCCGCAGCGTGCCTGACGATGTGAAGCCGTTACCGGTGGGGCAGGTAATGTTAGCCGTGGCAGATCAGCTCAAGTTGCTGCCTCGTCCTGGCAAGTGAAACCTCCGCTGCGCCGCGCCACGCCACACAACGCTCTGCCTCGTCGCGCTTCGCGGCGCTTCGCTCTGCTGCGCCGCGCAACGCCTTGCCGCGCTCTGCAGTGCTGCACCGCGTCACGACGTTCTGCGCCGCAGCACACCGCAACGTGTTCTAGTTTGGTTCACCGGACAAAATGTCCGACACTTTGTCCGTCTCGCGCCCCGCGCGGCCCCGCTACGTTACGCTGCGCAACGCGTCGCCTCTCAACGCAGCGTTCTGATCCGTGCGCATAATTCTTGATCTTGAAACTACAAGTCTCGCCGATTTACGCCGCACCGGCGCCCATGCTTATGCCGAGCATCTGTCCACGCGGATCACCGTGGCTTGCTTCACGATTGATGCGGGACCGGTCGAGACCTGGCTAACCGGGCCGCCGCCTGCTTGTTTCGTAAATGCGGTTCAATCCGGGGCCATCGTCGTTGCGCATAATTATATGTTTGAACACGCAATGTATTTCGCCAAACTGGTCCCTCATGGCTGGCCTGTAGTTCCGCTGCCCCAGTGGTCCTGCACCATGGCCCGAAGTTTGGTCGCCGGCTATCCGGCGAGCCTGGACGTGGGCGGCCGAGCCATAGGTCTGCGGTTCCGCAAAGATCCAACCGCGCGAGACTTGATGCTGCGGTTCGCCCGGCCACGGTCCTTGAACCCGACCACCTGGTGGCACGAGACCGACCCCGGTCGGTTCCAGAAGCTCTGCGAATACTGCGCTCAAGACGTCCTCGCCGAGCGTGAGCTGGACAGCCGCCTGCCTGAACTCTCCCCGCGCGAGCGCCAGGTATTCGAGCTGGACCACCACATCAACCAGCGTGGTCTCGGCATCGACTACTCGCTCGTGCAGGACCTGGCGACGCTGACCGAGCGGGCGCGGGACCAGTTGGGCCGTGACGTAGTGCGGCTCACCAACGGCCAGGTCACCTCACTGAACCAGGTAGCGCAGCTGCGCACCTGGCTGTTCTTCCAGGGCGTCGACATGCCCGACCTTAAGCGTGACACGGTGAAAGCTTGGCTCGCGGACCCTGGCCTGCCGGACGGCCCCAGGAAGGTCCTCCAGGCCCGTCTGGACGCCTCCCGGGCGTCAACCGCCAAATTGGCCGCCATCGCCGCCGCACGGTCCCTGGACGGCCGCGTAAAGGGTGCTTTTCAATTCTACGGCGCCGGCCGCACTGGACGCTGGGCCGGTCGGCGGTTCCAGCCGCAGAACCTGTTCCGGGGATCGATCAGGGACGTGCCCGCGGCGATCCGCGCGATCCGCTCAGGCGCCACCCCCGACGACCTCGCCATGCTGTTCGAGGACAGCGCCCTGGGCGTGGTCGCCAGCTGCCTGCGCTCCACCATCATGGCGGCGCCCTTGCACCGGCTGGTGGTCGCCGACCTGTCGCAGATCGAGGCCCGCGTGCTGGCCTGGCTGGCTGGCCAGCAGGACGCCCTGACGGTGTTCGCTGCCGGTAAGGACATCTACACGGCCACCGCCAACGCCATCGGCTCCACTAACAGACAGCTGGGCAAAGTGTTAGTTTTGGCCGCGGGGTTCGGTATGGGTGCCGAGCGGTTCCGGCAGACCGCGCTCTCTTACAACGTGGTCCTTAGCGAGATCGAGGCGATGGACGCGGTCATGGCGTGGCGTGCCCTGAACGCTCACATCGTGACGTTGTGGTGGGAGGGGCACCGCACCTTGATGCGGGTGTTGCGGGCCGGTCCTGGCGCCTCGGAACGGTTAGGTTTCCTGACGTTCATCCATCGTCCTCGCCGGCTGCTGATCCGCCTGCCGAGCGGCCGGCATCTGGTCTACAGGCACCCGCGGATCGAGCAGAACGACAAGGGCTTCGACGAGTTCACCTATCTCGGCTCGCTGGGTGGCAACTGGCTCAGACTGAGATCGTGGCCGGGCAAGGTCGCGGAAAATGTTACGCAAGCGGTGGCCCGCGACGTGATGGTCGAGGCGATGTTGACCCTGGTGCAGCAACCGCTGATCGCCACCATCCACGACGAGCTGATCGCGGAAGTCCCCGAGACCGACGCCGAGCCGACCCTGGATTTGATGCTCAAGGTGATGCGCCGGACCCCAGGTTGGGCGCCCGGTCTGCCGATCAATGCGGCGGGCTTTGTCGTGCGGCGTTACCAGAAGGGCTGACTTTGTCTGGTGGCGTTTGAAAATCATTCGCACACTGGTTTGTCGTGGCCTGCTTACACAGAATTTACCAGATATAATCAGCATGTTTTCGATCCATGTCTGGCACGATCTGTCGTGTCTTGTGTGCGAACCAGGACACACGGCGACTTTATGGCCGGATACCTTGAGGGGGTATATCCATTGCCGGCAATCAATCCTCCGGCGGCAGGCGGATCACCGTCCACGCCAATACCGGACCCGCCACCATCACCACCAGTATTGCCCCCCA